CTGAATTGTTTCTTGGGTTTGTTCACTAAGATATAAACCACCTTTAGTCTTTGTAGGACCTGAATACGGAAGAATTAACATTCTATAACCCGTAGGCGTTGGTAGTCTATCTAATAATGATTTGTCGATTGACTTTTCGTCTAAGACTTTTTTGACTTTAGCTTCCTCTTTGTAAGCTTTTTTCAATGTCTCAGTCCGTTTCGGTTGCTCCGTGGACTCTTTCATTTTTTATTGCTCCTGTTTTTTTAACAAGTCTATTATGTCTTGTTGCAAGTCATCAAGTGACTTGATTTGTCCTCTAATATAGTGAAGCTGGTTAACATTGTCAACCTCACGCACTAAAGTTTCTTTTAGTCTTTCTCTTCGTCTATGAATTAAATTTTTTATTACATCGTTAGATGCTGTATCAATCGCCATTTTTTTCCATAAGTAATTTAAGTCTTCCTGTTTCTATAACTTCAAACCCAAACTCTTTCATAGCCTCTTGTATAACTGGCATTTTGTACGTAATCCAATCATCAAAAACAATTCTGCATCTTGGTGCAGCTTTGTTTGCAAACCAAACAGCTTCTGTTAGTACATCTCTTGTTGTATGTGGTCCATCTAGCATAACAAAAGCAAATTTAGATTCATTATAATGAGGATGTTTCATGAACTCTGTATCTGTCATGTTGTGAAAACGAAATTTCCCTGAATTTAAATACCATTTAAAATCTTGTAACATGGCATCTCTCATACTGTCGGGATATGTTGGAGACATCCCACTTTTATGTTTTATACCACTGTTTTTATCAAAGTGTTCATATTCTCTATCCCCATATGGATCTACTCCTATATGTAAAAAATTATTTTTTACATTGTCCATAATTATTTTAGAACCCATGCCTTGTCTTATTCCTATCTCACAAGAATAAAATCCTTGGCAATCAAAATCTTTAGTCCATTTTCTGAATAAATCGTATTCTTCTGAATCACCTTCTATCATAAGAAGTGTTTAGCATTTTATAGACTCAAAGCAAGTTTATTTTTTACCTTGTCCGCCTCTAAATATCTGAGTTCCCTTAATACCAAAAATACTCGCGCAGACTAAAATCCATAAATTTGTGAACCATTTCGGAAGGGACTGAAAATACTCAAAAAAGAGTTTTACCTTGTCCATCGCTGTAGGATCGTCTGACATTACCGCCCAAATTAACACAATGATGGGGGCCGAAATAATGACAAGAACGAATTCGTCCTTATAGTCGTTTTGACGGGCTTCTAAAAGTTTGCCCTGGTAAGATTCTTCACCTCGGGCCATTTTTTCTGCGTGCATTAGTTGTGCATCAGACATAGCCATTTTTGTCTTCTGACGGTTAGCATATATCTTACTACCAGCTTGTAATGCTATCTTTGCTAAACTAAACCATGCCATTTTAAAACTCCATTTAACTTTTTATACTTCTCTCTTGCGTTAGCATCATCACAATAAGCTTTTAAAACTTCTGTAATTTTGTTTTTTCTCCTGTCACATAGATAATTATATATTTTGAAGTAAATATCAACTGCACCCCTGCCTCTTATTCGCCATCTCCAGCAATCTTTATGGTGTTTTTTTCTTGGTTTAATAAAAACAACAGTTCCTTTACCAAAAAATCGATGCATTTTATCAATTACGTCTTTGTCTGTCATTTCTACTGATATAGAGGGCGTAGAATAATCTTTTTTAGTTTTTTCGTAAGCTATGCAGCCTTCTCCATCTATGATTCCAGCAAAATAAGCTTCTTGGTTACTTGTTTGTTGTTCTTTTCTTAAGGGGAACTTTAATACCTTGTGGGTTTGGTCCTCGTTTAGGGGGTGGTCCAAATTTTTTTCCACCACTAAGCCCTTTTTGTTTTCTTCTGGACACATTTAATCCTTTAAATGCGGAAACTCGTTTAATTGTTTGTTTACGGTTTTCGCAGCGTTTTTATGAGCAGATGATGAACTTAAACCTGCAGCTCTATTTTCATCGTACTCTTTTTTGAGTAGTTTATTAAATTTTTTTGTAGCTCCCTTTACTATTGGATCACCTAATCTAAATGCAACTCCTAAAAATCTTATAACCATTATTGGTTTAATTTCCTTTCTGCTATGTCTAATCTCTTATCAGATGCTTCATCTTGTTGTTGAAGTCTATCGTATTGAAAACCTAGCTTATCTGCTTCTCTTTGATTTTCTTGTTCTTGTTTAAATCTAGTTTCTTCTGCTTTTCTTTGCATATCCATTGCTTTTAAATCAACTTCTTGTTGTTTAATTCTTACAAGTGGATCTTGTTTAGCCATGTTAGCCTGATTCTCACTTCTAACCAACTCAGTAGTTATTTCTGCAATTCTTGTAGCTACAGCATTATCAAAAGCTATTTGATAAGATTGAGGATCTTCTTGTTTTGAAGCCATTATATTTGGATCTTGTGCTAATTGTTCTGAAACTTCTTTTCTTGCTTTAAAAGAAATATGGTCTGAAACATGAGATTGTAACAAAGCATAGACTTGCGGATTGATTTGAACCATTCTAGATGCCATGAAAGCTGAGTGTGCAGCTATATGTGCGTCATGGTCTTGGAATTCAAAGGCAGTTAATAATTTCATTTGCAATGATCTTGCATTTTCTTTAGCAGGATCCATTGGCGTAGGTTGTTTTGGTGCAGGTTTTAGTAAAGTTTCTATTTGTTTGGTACCAAGTGCTTCGTAAACTCTTCTATAAGCTTCATGTATGTTGTGTAATTGTGGGTTTGAAGTAGCAATTTGCAATTGTGTTTGTGCTAAAGTTACTCTTTGTGCCATAGACATAATATTTGGATCAGCAACAGGTAAAACATCTATTCTTTCATCAAAATCTGCAGATTTAATTTGTCTTGGCCCACCAAACACATCATAAGGATACTCAGGTGGTAAGTATTCTGAACAAATTCTTGCTAAAATTTTAAATTCAAGTCTCATAGCGTAGTAACAACGCTTATGAACACCACTCATTACTCTAGAACCACGTTCTAAAAGAGCAATAGTTGTGCCCACAGCCCTGTTCTGCGTGTCGTTCCCTACTGCGGTATCGGTTATCGCAGCAAACTTTTGACCCGCTTGCACTACAAAACCAAGTAAATTAAATAACGTTGTACTTGGTTCAGAGAAAGGTAAATTAAAAAACTGATCTCTTATGTTTCCACCAGGAGCATCTACGTCTCTAAACTCTCCAGGTTGTATTGGTTGGTCGTCATCTCTTACTCTAATACCTCTTGCTTTAAATCCTGCTGGTAAATTTTTTAAAGTTCCTGCATCAATCAATTGTCTTAAAGCTACAGTTGCAGCTCTAGATAAACCACCAATCGTATGAATTAAACCAAAGCCATAAAATCCAAGACCAGGTAAAAATTTAAAGTGAACAAAATATTCTATTCTTGTATAATTAGGATCATCTACTCTATAGTTCCTGTATATAGATAAAACTTCGCTTGAACTTTCATCTATAGTTACGATGTACGGAATCTTGATTGCTTTTTTGGTTCTATTATCAAAGTTCTCATAGTCATCTAAATTTAATTCAACATGCATCTCAAGAACAGTATGGATGTAGTCTGTGAACCCTGGTTTAACTCCATCAAGACTATCAATTTTTTGTTGTAAATCTGATTCATCTACATTTGGTTTAGGTAACTCTATATCTCTATAGAAACCTGCAGCCATTCTTTTGTTTAAATCGTTTTCACCCATTTTTAAAACGTGAGTGATTCTTCCTGCGTCTTTTAAATCTGAGGCATAGTAAGGTACTACTAAATCTTCAGCAGGTACAAACTTAGAAACAGGTCTTTGTAGAAATTCATCATAATAAACTTTTTTAAATGTAGAACCTGATAGAGGAAGATAGTAAAGCATTTGATCCATGTCCGTAGTGTAGTCTTCCATCTTCTCCATAAGAAGATAGTTCATATATTCTTTTACACGATCAGCTTGTTGTTCGGTGTTCGGTGTACGTATACCTAGAACTTGTGTTCTAACTGGACCATCACTTGGTAATAATTCTTTGTATGCAGAAGCTTGGAAAGTCGTAGCACTTTCACTTAACAACGGATGGGTGACACCGGAAGCTCCTTTAAATGGTCTTGTCTGCTCGTTATATTTGACACCAAGAAGATCTAAACCTTTAGTGTATCCTTCTTCCCATTCTTTTCTAGATTCTTTGTCTTTTTTATATTCTGTAATTAACTCCATGCCCAAACGCTTTAGAGTTCTTTCGTCCATATCTTCAGCAAGATTAGCATTAAAATCATCAGATGCTGTTTCTTCAACAGTCTCTTCTCCTTCAACTTCAATACCAAGTGGAAGTCCTTCAGGTTGTTCCTTAATTTCTTCTACTTTAGTTTCTTCTTCGATGTTTTCGGTAATTTCCTTTTCTACAGCCATAATTTAATTTATCATAAGGTTTTAAATATATCCACCACTAAGCCACCTTTAGACTTATATAGTTTCTGTGTATACGCCATCCCAGGTTTAACTTCAATGGCAAAAGCATCAAAATACAACCTTGGATCATTTTCAGGGATAAGTTTGTATCCCTTCATAGGAGCGTTTGATGCTGTTTCGTGATAAGTGCTATTTATATTTTTTAATCCTAATTTTCCAGGTTTATCTGTAAGCGAAGCAGGATATTTGAACGTATCTCTTTTAACTTCTTTATAAGGCAACTTTGGATCTGATAATGATAATTTAACAGGTCCTGCTTTTGAATCTTGGAACCTAGCAGTTTTTTTCATAAGTTGAGGCATTACAGCTTGTCCTTTTTTACCAATACCTTTACCAGAAGAATAACCGTAAAATCTTTCGTTACCTGCTTTATATCCTTGCCTAAAATGTAATTTATTAAATGGCATAATAGCAACATAATCTATGTTTTCTTTTGCTGCTTTATTCATCAAAAACTTCAAGGCATAATCGCCATAAGCGTCAGCATCAAGTAAAGGAAAGTAATCATGTTTTGTAATCTCTCCATACTCTTGGGCTTTTGCAAAGGTGTTGTTTATCTGGTTATTTATATTTTTTAAATCATCGGAGATAGCTCTTGATTTATTAAATTGATTTTTAGCAATAGCATCGTCCATCTCTTTTAAAAGTTTTGTTCTAGAATTAACAAGTAGATCTAGTTCAATATCTCTTTGGAAAGGATTGATTCTTTTTTCTCCTTTAAAAGCTTCTTTTGCTGACAGTTGTTTTGCAATACTTTGATTAGCATCCGATTGTATTTCGTGAATGACTAAAGCTTTTTTACCATTAGGTGTCATCCTTGTATCGTACCTAATATGAAACAAATTATTTTTTAATTCATCGTAGTGTCCTAGATTTCTCATGGCTTCTCTGTTACCCAATATAGGTTCGTCAAGAACGAACACCGTTTCTCTGTAGTTTTGGCCGCCTGGAAATGTATAGCTAGATTCGTTTCCGTATTTTGTTGGTTTTGTTTTTCCTCCGCCCTTTGATATTCTCATAGCTTCATCAACATTTCCTTTAATCTGATTTATTAAAACTCTTATATTTTGTGGCTGAGTAGCTCTAGATAAGCCTCCAATGTTGTTTAAATTTTCTATTAATGACTCATAATTTCGTTGAATACTATTTGGTCTTCCTTCTTTAATAGCTCTAGATAAGCCTCCAACAGCATTTCTTAAAGTGAGAACAGAGTCTACCATTGTAGTGGATGGATTTGTAGTGGCTCCAGCAGTCTTCACTAAATCCTCTACCATTGAACTTGTTCCTGCCAACAGCTTTTCAATTTTAGGTGTATTAAATGTTCCTCCATACTCTATAGGTTTTAATCTATTGACAGGATTCATCTTAATCATGTTACCAATATCTTGTGCTGATAATTTTAAATTAAATCTTCTAGCGGCACCAAGGAGACCGCCTGTTATGTTTCCAAGTTCATCAAAGGTTGCAAGGTTAGTATCAAAAAGTTCTTCCTTATTAATAGTAGCTTCTTTACCAGCAAACTTAGACCCTTTGTCATAAGTAAATTTTTTGGGTCCTCTTTCAATTCTTGATGCGGGTTTTCCAAATATTTTGTAAGTAACTTTTCTTGTAGAGGTTAAGTGATCAATCCATTCGTCAGCACTGTACTTGCCTGGACCTTTTTTCATAGCCCAATCATAAGTAGCAGAACCAAACGCAGGTGGTTTAGTCTCTCCCATTAATAGATCATCTGTAATCTTACGCTCTACTTTAACCGGAAGTTGTGCGTCTTGTTTAGCTAATTGTTTAGCTGTTTGTTTTTTTGCTTCAGGCTGATAAGTAATTAATTTTTGTGATGTTCCTGACACAGGGTCAGTTTTTTTCTTTTTGAGAAGTGCTGAGATTCCCCGTTTAAAGAGTTCTTTAAGGGCCATTGACCCTCCTAGTACAGTTTAGTAGGTTTAGTTCTACCTAATTTACAGCCCTTTGCTTTGACCATTGTACCTTTTGAATAACCAACTGGGTTTGGTCTTTGCATCATGCCACCACCCATTCTACCTAAAACATTCTTTGGTCTGACTAATTCTCGTCTTGAACGAGGTGGTTGTTTTTTTTTAAGTCTTTGAGGGTAATTTTTTCCTGCTACTTGTGCAGGTCTTCTTCCTGAAATTCTTTTTTGTCTAGGTATAATTCTTTGTTCTTCTGCTTCCGAAGGTGTTAAAACCTGGGCTCTCCAATTACCTTGACCATATTGTGTTCCTGCTAGACGATCTTTCATTCCTGCAATAACGTCTTGTTTATTATCCCAATCCGTTATTGGCTTAACATATCTTTTTCCGCCCGATGGTGTCTTTTGGGTTAAAGCAGCATATCTTCTTTCAGGAGAATAAGCAGCGTCAGATGTGGTTAATTGTTTTACATTTTTAGTTGCTTTATCTCTCATTTCTTTTTTTATTTTTACAAACTTACCACCATAAGGAATCATGTCTTGATAAGACATTCCTTGAGAATATTTCTTTACAGCGCCACCTCCCATTTTTTTCTGTGGCTTTTTCTCATTCTTTTTCATTTTTCTTTTTAAATATTCTTTTGCTGTTAATCCTGCTGCTGCAACACCTAAAGCAATCTTACCGTATTTAGAAGCTTTAGCTGCTCTTAATGCTGCTTGACCCCCTGCTGTAGCCAATTGTTTTGCTTTATATTTAGCTCTAAATACTGCTCCTTCAGCTTTCTTTAATCCTTTTAAATATTTTTTGTAATCTGTGGCTTCGTTCATACCACCAGTATTATATGATTTCATTTTTTCTTTTAAAATGTCTTCTTGTACTTTTTTAGAATTTAAACCTTTTTTCTTAAGTTCTTTAGCAACAGCAGGATGATGTGCATCAGTTATTGCGTCTCGTTCATCATATCTTTTTTTCTTTTTTCCAAAAGTTTTTTTCTCAATTTCTTGTAAAGTTCCTTTATGTTTAAATCCTTTTTCTCCAGATTTAGGTGATCCTTTATCTCTTCCTAAAATTTTTCTAATAGCTTTTTCTTTTACCATAGCAGCTCCTATACCGCCCATTGCAACAGGTGCCGTTTTTTTCTTACCTTCTATTCTGTCTTTTGCACTTAGACCTAAAGCTAACGCACCAGCAAATGCTTTAGTAACTTTGCCTGGTTTTAATTTTTCGTCTTGTAAACCCATGCCTTTAGTTCTGGCTGCACCATATCCTTTTGTGCTTTTTTTATTTCCTCTTTCCCTAATCTTTCTAATGATTTCTTGTTCTACAGTATCTGCTGGATTCCTATGAGCCTCTCCCTTTGGAATGAACATTGGTTTTCTCTTTGGTCCAAAAACTTTCATAAACCCTTTAGGTGGCTCACCTACTTTTCTTTGTTTTACTTTATCAGTCATATTAAAATACGCCTTCGAATTTTCCACCTTTAATAGCTGCGCCCATACCTCTGACTCTAGCTTCTCCTCCATGAGAGAGTTTTTTCGCTGTTTTTTTATTTTTTTTATAAGCTTGTTTAGTTTCAAGAGCTGCTCTTCTTTCCGCTCTGTCTAATCCTTCATCAAAGTCTTTTGCGTGAAGTTGAGCTTCTTTTGATCCAGCATATTTAATAAATTTTTTATCTAACATTTTTCCAAATGTATCTCCACCTGTAGCCATAGGTGCCACTTTATAACCAGGTTTTAAAAGATATTGTTGCTGTGATGCCCATGATCCAGGTTTAATATTACCGCCAAGTGGTGTAGCTGGTTTCTTATTCTTTTTTCGATTTTCTTTCCATTTTTTCCACTTTGATACATCCTCTTTAAGATCCTGTGCGCTTTTTTTAGACCCTGTGATAGATAGACCTGTTGGTGCCAATGCGCTTCCAACTCCTCCTAAACCTCTACGTCCTCCAGTTGCTTTTTGTTTAGCTCCCGCTATGTCTCTTTGAGTAACTCTATCTTGAGGTCGTTTTTTTAATAATTTGTTTATTTTTTTTTTCCATCCAGGTACTGCTGAAACTGATATTGGCATAATTTAAATCCTATCCATAATATTTATAATCTTTTTCTATCTTAAAATTTGGTGCATCTAAAGCATCATTATATGTTGTTACAAATCCACCTTCTCTGAATCTTATCACCGCTTGGGTCATTGAGTCAACATAGTCATCGTATTGTCCATGAGGAAAAGCAGCTGTTTCTTCAATAACATCTTGTGCAAATTTCTCCTCTGTTGGGGCATAAACCATACCTGATTCAAATATAGGGGCAACGGAGTTAATTCTAGTATACTTATCTCTGCCTTTAGCAGGTACATAATCTATAACAGGAATACCTGCTCTTCTTAACTCGTGTATTAAAGGTTGTCCTGAAGCTTTAGCTTCAATGATTGTTGTTTCCGGTTGCCAGTATTGATATTGCTCTAAAGCTAAATTTTTTAAATCTGGAAAGTCGAACCTTCCTCTAATAGCATCTAACAAAATAATACAATCTTCATAACCTTCTGCAGGTTGAAATATTCCCCATGTTGTAATTGCAGAATAGTCTGCAGTTTCTTTTTTAGAATATGCAGTATCATAACTTTGGATAACATGTTTAAGTACCGGTATCCGTTCTTCGTTCCACGGTTGCCACCAATCTCTTTTAATGATTGCACCTTCCTCTGACGTAGGGTCCTGCATGTATTGCGCATTCCAGTTTTTAGTTGTAACTGATGCTTTAACTTTTTCTAATTCTTCTAGTGGCCAGTATTCAGGCCATACAGGTTGTTCGTTTTCCAGTATTGCTGGAAAGCTTACAACTCTCCATGTATCTGCTTTTGGTTCTGATTGTGATTTGATGAGCCTTCCTGTTAAATCATCCGTTGCCCATCTTGTCATAACAACGACTATCGAACCACCAGGTTGTAAACGTTGTCTGGGTCCTGATGAATACCATTCATAAGCTCTTTCCATTGCAGAATCTGACATTGAGTCTTGTTCAGTATGTGGGTCATCGATAATAAGTAAGTCCGCCCCTCGTCCTGTAATTGAACCGCCTACCCCCGCTGCAAAATATTCTCCACCATGATTGGTCTCCCATCGTCCTTTTGCCTTACTATCTTCTCTAAGACTAACATCTCCGAAGATACTTTTGTAGTCTTCAGTTTCCATTAAGTTTCTAACTTTGCTACCGAACCGCGAAGCAAGTTCAGCATTGTGTGAGACTTGCATAAGTTTCATTTTAGGATTCTTACCGATCATCCACGCAGGGAACAAGAAAGACGCAAACTCTGATTTGGTATGTCTTGGTGGCATATTCACAATAAGACGTTTAGATTCTTTTGAAGCTATATCTTGAAACTCATTTGCTATTATTTGATGGTGCCCATACTTTTGTGGGTCCTCTGTTTGTCTATAAATAAAATCAGGCCACATTGCTTTAGCAAACAATAAAAAGTTATCCTGACATAATTTTATAAATTCGATCTGCTTCTTAAGAATTAAGGTTCTTAATTCATCATCTGTTAAAAGATCTATTGTTTTCATCTTAAATTTTTCATCTTTTGGGTCCCCTTTTTATACCATATCGTTTAAGCATACTCTACTTCTATTCGACTTGCTATAAACTCTCCGTCAGTAGAAGTACCTTCTACTGCAACGCGCTGAAATTTTTCGAAAAGCTGGATCAAGTTTGCTGGGTTTTATGAGCCTTCATATAGATACACCCGTAGCGCGTTAGCGCTACGAGTTGTCGGTTGTATTTACTTACTTAACTTCTCAATTAAGTAGCTAAATTTATTTACAATCCTTTGTTTGAAGTCGTCTATTAAAGGGTTGCCAACATTTTCAATGATTAGCTTTTCTACTTCGCCCTCTAGCATTTTATACATGACTTCATAATTTAACTTACTGATCGCATCAGGGTCTA